CACCTATATTTGCAAGCACTTCACCTATACCATCTAACAGTCCTTGTCCTATATCACCGCCAGCTTCATTAATCTTGTCGGCAAAATAGTTTCCCATATCGTCAACAGCATCACCTATCAGCCCACCTATAAAGGCTGCCAGCCCACCCAATGCAGCACCAATTGCCTCAAAAAGTGAATCTGCAACACCAGCCCAATCAATATTCACAAGAAAATCTCTAACACTTTCTCCAATTGCCCTCCAGTCCATGTTTTCAATGGTTGAGGATATGAAATTGAAAAATCCTTTGAACGATTCACTAACAGTCACACCTGCTTTCGCCCAGTCAATTCCTGTGAAAGCATCTGACAGCATTTGTCCACATTTTGAGCCTATATCACTCCATTTAAGTGTGGTTACAAATGCATAAGTGCTGTCAATAATTGTATTAAAGAAGTTCGATATGCTATCCGAAACTGCTTCAATGTTCAATCTACTGCTGAATGAATTAATCATATCAGCAATACCTGTTGCACCTGTTACAAAAGTATCATTTATCAAGTTCCAGTCAATATTTTCAAACAGTCCGTTTACGGAATCTGCTAAAAATTGTCCTAGTGAATCCCAGTGCAGATTATGCACAAAGGAGTTCATAAACTCAAACGCTGTATTGATGCCTTCGGCTAATGTGTTTCCTATTGAATATCCAAGTCCTTCGGTTTCAATAGCCCCATTTATTAATGTTGCAATATCTTTTCCAATGTTAGACGCCTTTTGTTTGATGGTATCCCAAGGTATATTGTCTAAAGCATTTTTCAGCCACTCGCCTATGGTATTGCCTAGCTCTGTAAAATCAGATTCATTAAACATATCCTGTATTGACCGTGCCATGTTCAACACACTTTCGGGAACTTCATCCTCTGTAAACATACCAGATGTGTCTGCACCACTTCCGCTTCCAGTTGTGATGTTGTTAAGTTTGTCAAGACTGCTTAACTGTTTGTTGGAAGCCTCGTCCTCAGCTTCCAATGCGGCAGCCGTCTGTCTTACAGCCTTTGTATATGTTTTCTGACCTGTTATGGCTGCGGTAAACTGACCTAAAAGATTAAGCAGGTTGATAATGCTGTCCATGAGCTTCTCAACATACGGAATTGCTATATTGACTATTGGTTCAAAAGCTGCCGCAAATGCGTTTTTTATTGTAAGCAGGTCCGCCTTTATAGTGTTAATAGATGTTTTTAATTGGGCATCGTAGCCCATCAAGTTTTCAAATCCAGCTATAACAGCGGCACGCAATTTTCTAAATAAAACGTACATGCTCCTTATACCAAAAGCATATTTAAGTACTGTTTTAAGTCCGCCAGAAAGTGAAGTGTTTAGATTTTTTGAAGACTTATTTGTATGCGAAAATATTTGCTTTACTTTATTAAAAATAGAACTTAACACTCCGTTAATTTTCTTATTGATAGTTTCAAGTTGACGACCTAAATTTGAAATTAATGTTTGAGTGGTATTTTTCAAAGTATGCACAGACTGATTCGTTGTATTCACCTGGTTATTGTAACGTTGTAACATAGACGACAGTCTAGTATTTTCTGCGTCAAGTTGTGCTGTTAATTTGGAATAATCTTCAGTGTCACTACCTAATTGAAAAGCCTTGCCAGTGTCCACCAAATCTTGAAGTTCTCCTTTGGCATATTCTATAGTATTTTCTAACTGTGCCATGTCATACTGCATACTCTTCCAAGATTTTGAACTTGTTTTGCCACCTGTTTCTAAAAATTTATCCATACGCTCCTGAAGTTTTCTCAAGGCGGTTTCTGCATCTGCTATCTGTTTTGTGATTTCTGTATATTCCTGAGTAGGCACTTTGGTGTTTTCAAGAGCCCTCATTTGATTGAGAAGTTCCTGAGCCTTTCCCGAAGTCTGCGCCATTTTATTTTCAAGGGATGCCATTTGTGCAGTCTGTTTGCGTGTAGAAGATGTGCTCATGGCGTTATCCATATCTTGTTTTAACTTGTTTGCCTGCTGTTTGACGGTATTTGTATCTAATGTTACTGACAACCTGATATCGCCATCTACGGATTCTGCCATTTACTCACCTCCTCTGTTCCACAAATTCCTAATCATTTCGTCATTTTCCTTTTGTTCTGCAGTCCTGCTGTCCCAGTTGAAATAGTCTGGGTTGCTTCTTTTAAACTCCACTTCGTACTTTTCAAGCTTTTTGCCCTTTACAATCTTATCCCTTATGTGGATTATTGTTGCATACAGACAGTCGCCCATAGCCATATAATATCCTAGAAACGTCCACCAGTGTATGTATTTTTCGTTCCTTATTTCCTTGCCTACTACTGCGTTTATTGCGGAAGCTATTAGGTCGGAATCCTTTTCCCAGTTGACGAGTTTGTGGTCCATATTCATTCCAACAGACTGTGACTTAGGCTTTCCATTGTTGAAAAATTCAAACATCAGTTTGACTGCTTCGTCCCTGTTCTCGCCAAACACGTCCCAAACATCTTCCAACTCGTTCAATTCATCATAGAAAATAATTAAACAGCAAAGTATACGCTCGTTCTCACTGATAGTAACGTCCTCCAACACTGAGAAACAGTCTAGCACCATTCTGAAATCACCTTCGTTTGTAATTTTATGGAATTGACCGTTTATCTCAATGCTGGTGGGTAATTCATACATAACCGTTACTTCGCTTTCTTCTTCGTATATTTTGCTGTTCTTGTATTAATACGCTGTTTCATTTGGTTGGCTTCTGACTTCAAATTCTTGTCGTAAAGTTCCAGCAATGCGTCCATGATGTGTTCGTATCTTAACTGTCCATTGAACGGGTCGTACATTGAGCCGTTCCCGTCTATACAAACTTCGGACACGTTTGAATCGAATATATAATCTATATATTCCTTCATTTTCGTGTCAACCGCCTTGAGTTTGGTAGCAACCTCATCGGCGCTTGCCTCTTCATTTGAGCTTACTGTTGTTAACTCCATTGCCTCGTTTTCAAGTATTTTCAACTGCTCATACGTGCTGTCAATCCTTGTTAAAATATTCAAGTCCGAGGTGTTTAATTCAAGTATACGGTCGTTGTTGTGGTCAATTCTGAACCTCTTTTTCCGAGTGGCGGAGAGGTCAAGGTCTATGATTTCGTTTTCATCAGTTTTTCCCATGTTGGTATCCTCCTGTTATTAACTATACAGTAGTGTCTGCCGTAAACTTAAAGTTATCCGAAAGCTTGTCAACAGTACCTGTGGTAATATTGTTGCTGTAGTGTACTTCGATAGGCATTGAAACATAGCTGTCACCGCCAATTGAAGTAGGTATGATTGAGCATCCTGTATGCTTTACACATTCATATGCCGTATCTGTTCCAATAAACGCTGTAATGACATAAATATTAAATACATTGTTGTATTTGTCAATGTCATTCTTTAAAGCGGCATCGGCAAGGTATGCACCAAGTTTTGAACCACCCAATAAATAGAACGGGTCAAATGTTTGCTGAGGCTCCGTTTTGTTAACATCTGTATATGTAATGCCTCTGATGTCAGTTGATGTTTCAATATCTGCATTAAATTCAATGCTTGAATCCTCAGTTCTTGTACCAAGTATTTCTCTATCGCTCTCATTCCACTCAGCAACTGTAATGAGGGTTTTTCTTTGAGCCCTTTGTCCTTCTTTTAGATTAACTTCTGGCATTGTTTATTCTCCTTCCTTATTCCATAATTTTCTTGTGGTGTCTAAGTATGTTATTTGAATGGAAACGCTGTACTTTGCCAACGACGGCTTTGTATTGGAATCCACTCCGTTTAAATTCGGGTTATCTGTTACTGCTTTTACTTCTTCAATTACACAATCAGCACCAAAATCAGGATAGTTTTGATTGTCATCCTGTTCAGTTATCCAATCTATGATTCCCTGAACATCAAACATTTCTTCAACATTCTCATTAGAATAGCCTTCTTGCTTTACTATCGCTTGATACACTACTGACCTATAATCAACAATGGTAAATGTATATTTCTTTAGTACACTTCCATCTATATAAGGTTTATTTGTAGCCTTGTCATTTGCAATGGTAAGTAGCTGTTTGTTGTTATCTTGTGCATCTGCGAAATTGAAGAATAAAGGATTGTTCTTTATTTGAGGGCATTGAATTAAATAATCTATAACTGCCTGGTTTTTATCCATATAGCTCTCTTACCCTCCGTTTTAATATTTCCTGCACTTGATGTTCAAAGCTTTCAAGTTCAGTCTGCATTGCCACTTTGTCCCATTGTGCGGATGCCAATGGGTGGTATTCCGTTGTATGGTTAAAATTTACTCCCATATACTGGTAGTGAGCGTATGGTTGAATGTACCTTATATACTTGGGTTCAATTTCAACAGTTTGTGAAAGAGGACCCTCCAAAAAAGGCACCCATGGATTGATTGTTTTGGCAAATAGACTATGAATCTCCAACATCACATTATCGTCTATGAGGTTGTCTATTTTCTGATGTAGAGCTTCCTCATTCACCGATACTTGAGTCGTAATTATATCACCCATGTTATTCTCCTTTCACGTAATAATGCTCATTGCACCTACCTGCTCCTATGTTAATAGTTAATTCTTCAACCACCATACATCCTTGCAACGCTTTGTATCTCTGTACAAGGTCTGTTGACCTCGTACCTGACTTGTATTCGTTTATCTCATCATCAACCTCGCCACAAACTATAATATCGCCCTGACCTAATGTGAAATAGTTTGCCATCTCGTCATTTGGCACTTTAATCCATTTGTGTTTAGGCAAAAAATTATCCTTTTTAGGTATTCTGCATATGATGTCGTTAGTTTCCAGAACAATGTTTCCCACATTCACTTTGTTGCCTGTGTACTTCCAAAAGCAGTTGTTTATGACTGTCCTGTACCACTTAACAACTTGTGTCTGTGTGTCCTCAAACTTGTTATATACAGTTAGTGTTGTTTCCCACCAAGGTGGATATACATTATTCATTAGGATAAATACCTCTGTATAACACTTTCCTGCCTAACTCATTGGTAACTCCTGTAAGGTAGTTCTCAATGGTCTTTTGGCATTGTTTGTTTGCTAACTCATACGCATTTGTCGGTGCCATTGTATTGTAGCTTATACTGACGCCATCATTGGACTGACTGGCTACGGAGGCTTGTGTCGAATTACCAGCAGTCCCACTGGCGTCCTGTCCAAGGTTAAGTGAGTTTCGTTGTATCTGAATTATCTGTATCAACCTGTACATACATCTCTTGACTGCTTCGGGAACCACTGTGTCCTTTTTCAGCCTGTCAAACGTCCTGTAGTTGATAAGTCCTTCCGCTTCAAAGCCTATATCATTAAAGGCGGTTTCTTCCAATGTACCACCCATATCAGTGTATTCTGTGTATGTCAAATACATAGTCCAAAACCGCCTTTCTTAAATACTAGCCTAATGAAATGATTCTTGCGATAGGGATTGCCTTGTGGGCAATGTACTTCTTCTCGCCGTCCTCGTTAGAGTTTACAAGCTCCCAGTTCTCGCCAAGCTC